CACGAGCATCGGTTCTCGTCTGGCCTTCCGCGGCCGGCTCGTTAAGGCGTCGAGCGCCGTGGCGTTTAAAGCGATAAGCGAGGTTGCATGATCGGCCGCGTAAAGCGTCAAAGCGGGAGCGAAGCGACAAAACATCCGGTGTTCCCCGAGCAGGGGAACGCCGTTCATTACGGGCGTCAGCCCGTCGAAAAATATTTTTTTGACGTCAGGTTTTGTATCTGTTTGTTAAATAATAATTTGAAAATAGTACTTTTGCATTTGAAAGGTGGCGCCTCCCCATAGGCCGTGTGGTCTATCGTGGCAACAACAACGCGAACCCGAATGGCGGTGTTTCGATGTCGAATGCGAACAACGATTCCTCGAATACGAACACGAACATCGGTTCTCGTCTGAACAACAATCGAAAGGAAATTTTAATCGGCGTACAACACCGGGGACTTGTCCCCACCGTGGTGCCGAGGGGGGCAAGCCGCAGTAACAGCGGTCCGTAAGGGCCGGAAAACTGAAAAATAAAGTGTCGGGTAGGGTTTGGTAGGCCGGAAACGGTTCGAAGAAGCCGGGCCCGGGGGATTGAAGGCCCCGTATTAAAAGCAATAAACAGTAATTTATGCGCAGGGTTGGGTATATCATCGAGGAGATCGTGGAGCCTTCCAACATGGAGGCTTCCTTCCGGCAGGTCCTTCGCGGCAGCAAGCGTAAACGCAGCCGCCAGGGGTGCTATCTGCTCGCGCATAAGCCCGAGGTGTTGGAGGAGCTGGTCGCGCAGATCGCATCCGGTACTTTCCGCGTGAAGGACTACCGTGAACGCGAGATCATCGAGGGCGGCAAGCTACGCCGCATTCAGGTGATCCCGATGAAGGACCGCATCGCCGTGCATGCCATCATGGCGGTGGTGGACCGCCATCTGCGGAAACGTTTCATCCGTACCACCTCCGCCAGTATCAAGAGACGGGGGATGCACGACCTCCTGGCGTATGTCCGCCGTGACATGGCCGAAGACCCTGATGGTACACGTTACTGTTACAAGTTTGACATCACCAAATTCTACGAGAGCGTGAAGCAGGATTTTGTGATGTATTGCGTCAGCCGGGTGTTCAAGGACGCAAAGCTCGTGACCATGCTGGAGAGCTTTATCCGCCTGATGCCTGAAGGTCTGAGTATCGGCCTGCGCAGCTCGCAGGGGCTGGGCAATTTGCTTTTGTCTGTGTATCTGGACCATTATCTGAAGGACAGGTATGCCGTGCGTCATTTCTACCGCTATTGTGATGACGGCGTCGTACTGGGTAAAACGAAAGCGGAACTGTGGAAGATTCGTGATGCCGTCCACGGGCGCATGGAGTGTGCCGGTCTCCTGGTGAAGGGGAACGAGCGCGTGTTCCCGCCGGGCGAGGGCATCGACTTTCTGGGGTATGTGACTTTCGGTGCGGACCATGTCCGCCTTCGCAAGCGCATCAAGCAGAAGTTCGCCCGAAAAATGCACGAGGTAAAATCGAGAAGGAGGAGGCGTGAGCTGATAGCGTCGTTCTACGGGATGGCCAAGCACGCCGACTGTCATACGTTGTTTAAAAAATTAACAGGCAAAGACATGAGATCATTTAAAGACTTGAACGTTTCCTACAAGCCGGAGGACGGCAAGAAACGTTTTCCCGGGGTGGTGGTAAGCATCCGGGAGCTGGTGAACTTACCGATTGTGGTGAAGGACTTCGAGACGGGCATCAAGACCGAACAGGGCGAGGACCGCTGTATCGTGGCCATTGAGATGAACGGTGAACCGAAAAAGTTCTTTACCAACAGCGAGGAGATGAAGAACATCCTCTTGCAAGTGAAGGATATGCCCGACGGCTTCCCGTTCGAGACCACCATCAAGACGGAAACCTTCGGCAAGGGTCGAACTAAATACATATTTACATGAAACGGGTAGAAGGAACATCCGGGATAAAACTGATCGAGTGCGTGAGCCCGGCACGCAACAGATGGCGCATCCGCTGGGATGTACAGGAACGTGAGGACGGATCCGCCTCCTACATGGAGGAAGGCTTTGTCGGCAGACCTCACATGGATACTATAAAGTCCGTCATTACAGACTGGTGTAATGAGCAAATTGACCGTGAGATACTTTCCGGTTTTCTCTATGAAGGTATGCCGGTATGGCTGTCAAGTGAAAACCAGTTCAATTATAAGGCAGCGTATGATCTGGCCGTACAGACTGGTGGTGCTACGCTTCCCGTGACATTCAAGTTCGGTACGGATGAGGTTCCCCAATATCGGGAGTTCGTCACACTGGAGGAACTGACCGATTTCTACACGAAAGCCATGAAGCATGTTCAGGACACGCTGTCTGACGGCTGGAGGAAGAAAGACGCTTTTGATCCGGAGAAGTACCGGGTGGAATAAATCCTTCGGGGGAGGATAAGAAAAAAGCCCCCGGCCTGTTAAAAAGTAACGCCAATCACTTTTATAAACATGAAACGCCAAACCGCGCGACCGGGGGCAAATACCCTCTGTCACGGTTTGACGTTTTTTTTGTTGTCTAAAAAATGATTGGCGATGCAAAGATATAATTTTTTTGTTGTATGAAAGTGATTGAGATATTAAACTTTAACCGGGAGCTGTTGAAAAGGCTTCAGGCGGCCGGCATCCGTCTGGAAGATGCCCGGTATATCGACCTGTACGCGGACTATACCCGCCTACTCGATCAAGGTGAAAAAGTCTCGTATGCTGTGGCCGTATTGTCCGAAAAGTATTCGGTGAGCGAACGCAAGGTTTATGACCTGGTAAAACGATTCCAGAGTGACTGCAAGACGCTTGCAGTGTGAACGTGCTGTTTTATGCCGTAGGGAGTGCCGTTTCCCCTTATCTTTAGGGTGTTTCAATTTTAGAAGGAGGAAATGGCTATGAACAAGTATTACCGTATCCTGGACAAGATTCTTGCCACGGGAAAAACACAGACCAACAAGAAGGGAAATATACAATACCTTCTGAACGAGCAGCTGTCACTGACACCGGCGGACCTGCTTGACATATTCGAGGGGCATAATATCGCCCGCAAGAAGCTCCGCAGCGAGTTGCAGTTATTTATGCAGGGTGAGCGCAACGTGGAGAAGTACCGGGAGGCCGGCATCAACTGGTGGGACTATTGCGGCTCCATCCTGGTGAACAGTTACCCGACCTATTTCGAGAAGCTGCCTCCGTTGATAGCGAAAATTAACCGGGAGAGGCGCAACAGCAAGAACTACGTGCTTTTTCTGGGCGAAACCGGTGCCGAGAGCAACCAGGCACCCTGTTTGAGTCTGGTACAGTTCCAGTTAGATGGCGGTGAACTGGTTCTGTCCGCCTACCAGCGCAGCAGTGACGCAAACCTCGGGCTACCTTCCGATATTTACCACCTGTACCTGATGGCGCGGCAGATAGAACTTCCCTTGAAGTCGATCACTCTCTATCTGGGCAATGTACATATCTACGAGAATAATATCCCGGGCACCCGTGCGCTGATCGCCGGTGACGAGACGGTCCGCTTCGGGTTGAACGTGTAGTTTGCTGTATATGTCTTGCAGCGGGAACAGTTCATGTTTCCCGCTGTTTTTCGTTTATTCTGTGGACCTTTGCGGCCGTTTTAAAGCAGAATGAAATGAGAAAGATGTATTTGTCCGCCCCGCTTCCTTTCGTGGGGCAGAAACGCATGTTTGCGAGGGAATTTATCAAGGTGCTGGGACAGTTCCCGGACAGCACCGTGTTTGTGGACTTGTTTGGCGGCTCGGGCCTGCTGTCACATATTACCAAATGTGTCAGGCCTGATGCCACCGTTGTGTATAATGACTTCGACAACTACCGCTGCCGACTTGTAAATATCCCGGCCACCAATGTGCTGTTATCCGATTTGCGTCGGATAGCTGAAGGGGAACCCAGAAACAAACGTATAACCGGGGAAGTTCGCGATAAAATGTTTGCTCGTATTGAGAGGGAAGAAAAAGAGCACGGTTACGTGGATTATATCACGGTTTCCGCATCCTTGTTGTTCGCCATGAAATATGTGACCAGTTTGGAAGGAATGAAGAAAGAAGCCATCTACAATAGGATTCGGCAGACAGACTATCCCGAAGCAAAGGATTATCTGGAAGGACTGACTATAACCAGCGAAGACTACAAGGAAGTATTCAAACGTTACAAAGATGTTCCGGGTGTGGTGTTCCTGGTTGATCCGCCGTACCTCTCCACCGAGGTGGGTACTTACAAGATGTTCTGGCGTCTGGCTGACTATCTGGATGTACTAACCGTTCTGAAAGGGCATTCGTTCGTGTACTTCACCTCGAACAAGTCCTCCATTTTAGAACTGTGCGACTGGATGGACCGAAACCCATTTGTCGGCAGCCCATTCAAGGAATGCAGGAAAGTGGAGTTTAGTGCAAGCGTAAACTATCAAGCTAAATATACAGACATGATGCTGTACACGAAGCCGGATGAGGTGTCAGGTATAGCAGCCTAACAATTGCATAAAGATAGGAAATTATTTTGAATCTGCAATGGCTTTTAAATGATATTTTAAAGCCATTTAAAGAGGGTTCAAGTGAAAGAAAAACGGTGGGCTTTGATCATGCTGAATAGGACCGCGCTCACCGTTTTTCTTGTACGCGTCGTTTTTGTACTTTTTGAAACGCATCGTTTTTGTTAAGCGGCACGTCTGGTTTTTCCGGATTTACGTACCTTGATGTTCGACACTATCTACACTAATTTTACCTCCATGAAGGCTCACCAGTTTTCCTACCAACATTAATCCGATACCACTACCCGTCACTTTAGAGTTAATAGCATTGCTGGCACGGAAATGAAGCTTGAACAACTTACTTTGTTCACTGGCAGGAATACCTATACCTGTATCCTTGATTATCACTTTCCATGAATCATTCGTATCGGACACGGAAATGCTGACCTTTCCATTTTCCGGAGTATATTTTAGCGAGTTCGATATTATATTCTTCAAAATAGAATCCATCTTCTCCTTATCAAACGATACATTCATATAGCTGAAAGTACTCTCGTATGTATATTCAATACGCCTAATGGCAGCATAAGAAGAGAATGAATTATATATTTCATTCATATAGGTATTCAACTCATACTCGGAAACACTCATTTTAGAGGAATATACATCCGTTCGCTCAAAATTAATCAGATTGCTGACCAGTCGTAAAAGAACTTCCACATTCCTCAATGCAATGTTCGTACGAGTTATTCCATTGTCGGTAAGCGTCTCTTCTTCCAATAATTCCTCCAAAGGTGCTTTTATTAAAGTTAATGGAGTACGTATATCATGGGCCGTATTGATGAAGAACTGCGTTT